GTTGAAGTTGGGCTACCGCGAAATTGCGGAGCTCAACGAACGCACCGGGCGAAACTTTTGGAGTGCCGCGTACACGGACATGCAAGACAATGTGGTGCGCGTCGTGCGCGAGTCCACAGATGTGGTGAGTACTCGTGTTCGCGGCGTCACTCAGAGCCTGCGTCCAGAAGAGCTCAAGAAGATGATCACTGATTTCGTGGGTTTAGTTTCGTCGTTAAATCCCTTGGATTTTGAGCGGGATCATCGGCACCATCTGGAGCAGACGGTAGCTCTTCGACGAGACGTGGAGCCTGAGGCTGATGAGGACCCTGGTGTGGAGGACCCAATTCAAGTCCTTAACACGGCGTACAACGAAGCTTTGCCAGGTCTGGCAGTTGCGGACATCGTGTACGACGTGGCTAGCCGCGCTTTGGACGATCAAGACATATCTCTGTCAGCTGTTTACCTCAAGTTGCCCGGGTATTTCGGACTTCCGCCGAAGCCCCGCTGGTACTACGTTAGCAGGTTGCTGGCGCTCAATGTTCCCATGAGACCAGAATCCGTAATGGAACTGCTGAGTGCGGTGGTGGCTCGCAACCTGAACGCTCCAGTTGTGGCTTTGCCTCAAGACGAAGAACCCTTGATCGTGGAGATCTGGCAAACATTCAAGCGCGTGGCTTGTGTTGCGGATGTCGACGAGAAGTTGGCGTTGTATCAACGAGACCCATTGGCTATTGGAGCCGAGGCTTTAACCGATTGGGTGAAGCAGGCACAAACCAGCAAAGTGGAGGCCGCAATGCGTGAGCTGCGAGAGGAAATGATGCCACTGGAGCAGCAGTCGGTTGACGACTATATCGTCATGCTTAAAGCAGACGCAAAACCTACGTTGTCGCAAAAGCCTTTGTTGAACGTGACTGAGCCGCAGGTCATAGTTTACCACAAGAAGGCCATGTCGGCCATGTTTAGTGCAATTTTTCGAATGATCGTGCGTCGACTTCTGTCGCTATTGAAACCAAATTTCTTGTTGCTGCTGTTGAAGGATCCTAAAGACATTACGCAACTCATTGATGCATACCAGCCGTTCGGGCAGAACGTGAGGTACTTGGAGAATGATTTCAGTAAGTTCGACAAGTCGCAAGGGGGTTTCGTTTTCCGCCTAGAGGCTTACATCTTCGCTCAGCTTGGGTTGAGCGAAGCGGCCCTTCTACAGTGGTTCGAAGGCCACGAGACGTGCCATCTACGGTCTTTCACCACCGGGCTATCCTTGCATGTCATGTATCAAAGGAAGTCTGGTGACGCGACGACCGCTCTTGGCAACGGCTTGTTGAATATGGTCAGCGTGGTTTATGCCTATCAGGGCATGGACATAGCTTGGTTGGTGTGCATGGGGGACGATTCGCTCGCTTGCGTACGGGCGCCTTTCGCCGTCGATGAGGTAGCTGTGCGCCGTTTGTCAGAAATTTTCAATTTGTTGGCTAAGTTTTACATTACGGACGCGCCGTACTTCGCTTCGAACTTTGTGGCGATCGACTCGGAGCGTGAGAAATCCTTGTTGTTGCCTGACCCTATCAAGAGGGTTGAGCGTATGTCTATGATGGTGGCCGGTGACAGCGATGTCGATTGGGGAGCAAGACATGTTAGTTTTCGTGATGCGATGCGGTCGTATCTTAAATTGTCGGCTCGTCATCACATAGCTGCTAAAGTGGCAGCTAGATACCTGCTGTCAATTGACGCTGCGCGGTCTATGTTGGACGCGCTTGCTACAATGGTGAATTCACCGCAGAAGTTTAGGGAGATTTGGGAAGATCGACCCGTTGAACTGTCAGTTTGATTGTTTATTGTTTGTTGTTTTGCTT